TCGGTATGTAAGCCCAGCGTTCGGGTAGGGTGTTTTCCCGGTAACGATTGTATATAATCGACTTAACCCAATTTTGCGCTGGGTTACACGTAGCAAGGCAAAGTATAGGCGGCTTACCTTGCGCCTTATTCCATGAACCTATACGCTCCTGAACTTTGTAAAACGTTGGCTCTTGCAGCTCGTTTACTTCGTCTAGCCCCGCGCCGTTAATCTCTAAGCCCCTGAAGCGGTTTAGGTCTTTATCTTCGTCGTAGCTTTCTGCCATGAATATTAATTCGCTACCGTTTATAAACGTTACTACTTGCGTATCCCTATTCCAACTGCGAACGTAATTAGAAACGCCGTCAACCATTATAGAGCTAAAGCTCGGGAACGTGGTGCGCTTTAAATCCGGTAGGCTCTTTCGTATAATAGCCCAGCGGCTACGCGGGTACGCCAAACATAGCGAGGTTAGTGTTAACAGTAGCCAATACGTTTTACCGCCGCGAATTGCGCCACCGAATACTATTACGCGCTTTTCGCCGCTTAAAGCTAAATCGTAGGCTATCGTTTGCCGTTCGGTTAATCGGTAGCTCATTCATTCGGTTGGCTCGGTTCGGTGCGAATAATAACGAGCGGCTCGGTTGTAGTTATCGTACTTTCGCCGTTATTACTCCAGCGCCCGCGTTGCCTATTAGCTAACCAATGTTTAGCCGCTGCGGTGTCAGACGGCAGCTGTTTACGTAGCTTTACTATATCGCCGTCCTTTGTTACCGCTTCTTCTACAATCGTAACGCCTAACGCGCGCTCATACATCGACCGCGCTACTTTAGCGTCGGCGTCTTCTTTTCCGCGCGTTAATGACTGAAGAAAAGAGGGGTGCTGTTTTTTCCACTCGTTAAATGTTTTTTCGCTTGTATCAAACGCCGCCGACATTTGCACGTCGTTAAGCCCTAATAAAGCAAGGTTAAAGGCGCGTTCGTCGTATTCGGGTTTATAATCGGTAGGGCGTCCTAACTTCTTTTTCATCGCTTACCTCGCTTTTGTTTATACTTCTCAGCTTCTGCGTATGCTATTGCGGCGGCTTGCTGTGGTGTGTAACCCTCGTCGATTAGCTTACGAATATTCATGCTTATAACGGTTTGGCTATCGCCTTGAAATAGTGGCATACTTACAAATTTACAAAATTATAGTTTATAACTATCAATGCGTTTTTTTACCATATCTATAAACCGTTCAATCATAGCGGCGTAGTATAGGTTAAACTCCTTATACCCTTCGGGGCTTTGCTCGAATAAAACGTATAGGGCGGCGCGTAGGCGCTGGCTTGGTGTCTTGCTTCCAAGCTCTGCGGCATCGAGCTTTAGGTTATTTAATAGCGCTTCGTCGTTATAGTTAAACTGTTCGCCCTTAAACGCCATAACGCCTATGCCGTTAGCCCATAGGTTTAACAGCTCGCTCATTTGTGAGGGCGTTAGCTCCTGCGTACCGATTATTACTTTAATGGTCTTATCGCGGCGGGTTGCTACGCTTTCAATCGCGCACGGTATGGTTAATAGGTTGCTCATAACGCCGCCTCGGTTTCGGTGTAGTATTCTTCGCCCGCGCTAGTGTGTGGGCTTGCTGGGTTAAATCCTAACGCCTCGTATGTAGCTCCCTCGTTAAAGGTGTCTATTATTAGGCTGCGTTCAATTTTAACGGCTGCTAAATATAGGTCGTATGTAAACGGCTGGCGCTTGTTTACTATTTGGTCGTAAAGGTAGTTTGTAACGGGGTGTAAGTTGTTAGCATCCATAATTAGGTTCGTGTTGTTTCTGTTTATAGTCGTGTTTCAGTTTATCGAGGTAGGCGCGTACTATACCTACTATTTGCTCGCGGTGCGTGTCGGGTACGCGAAAGCATACGGTCGAAGTAGTTGAGCCGTACTTTTTTTTCGCCCCTGCGTTTGGGCGTTTGCCGCCCCTGTTTTCTTTTTTTATTGTTTCCACGGGTGCAAATATACGTTAATTGATTTTGTTTTGCAATTTTACCCCGTGTTTTTTTAACAGCTTTAACCACTCAAACGCACGGCTTAAATACATTCTGTAAGCTATCGAGCCTTTAGGTGCGGTCGTTAATTGCGCTGAATAGCTGCGATGCGTTTTTAAAGTATCAGTATAGTACGTTACGCCCTCTTTAAACTCTGTTTGTTCGGGTTCGTAATTAACCATGTAATCTAGTATGCGTTGTTCGTTTGTCATTATGCGAAAGTTTATAGCGGCTATAAGAGAGTTAGCAGTAATGCCAGCCGACCCAGAAGCCGACTGACAAACCACCATAATTTTAGTACCTAAGATTAACCTTTTCACGCCTGCGATAGTTGTATATTTCCTCAATTAATGAAATATATTGATAATTATTTACACAATCAATTAAAGCAGTAGGTTGTAGTTTCAATCTTTGTAAAAATTCAGTAAATTCAAAATTTGGATTTTTTAATAATTGAACCATTGCAACAATAAAAGTTTTTCTTTTGATGCCTTCATAATATGGTGATATAAGAAGAATTTTATCTGCAATAGAACACGCATTATCATAATCCAATATTTTAAATTCACCTGAAAAAAATGTTGATGCATTACTTGCTCTTTTACCACTACCTTGCTGTACTCCGGTTAATAACATTTGGCATTCACTATGACCGAAATCATAAGTTTCTTTAAATTGCCTATATTTTAAATATTCATTGTAACCAAGTTTGCAATAGCCTTCAAGATAGTCATCTGAATTCCAAGTTTTTGAATTTTGATTTAAAATTTGTACTTCCGGCAATCCGTAGTTTTCACAAATAATGTAATGCAATGGCAGTCCAAGTACTCTGATAACTTCAAAGCGGTGCTGTCCATCAATGATTTCATAGTTTTCATTTACCAAAATTGTGGTAAATAAATACTTTTCAGACATTGACTTTCGCAGTCGGTTAAGGTGCAAAAGGTTTAAGTTTCTGTTGCCTTCTATTGGTTTAAATAGAAAGTAATCGGTTGTTGTGTGAACTTGGTTACTGTGCTTCACCATTGGTTCTACTTTGCAATTTTTCATTTGATTTTATCGGGTTTTATAACTCCTCCCAGAAGTTTTGTTTTAATTCGAGAAATGGCACTACTGCTAACACGGGTTTGGCAAAAAAGCCGTTTTGTTCTTCATTTGACATATTGTTCTAATTTTTAAGTTTTGTACTTCGATTTAACTTTTCGTTTCGGCTTCTTCGCCAAACCCGATACCGTTATGCTCCGCCTTTGTCGTTATGGTGCTTATCAATTATATAAGCCCATGTTAGGGCGGTAATGATTATTATAAAAGCCATCATTATAAACGTTTTTACTTCCATTTTAAAAGGGCGTTAGTTCTTCGTCAAAGTTAGTGTTTATAGGCAAAGGTAAAAAGGTGCTGCCGCCGCTCGTTGCTATATCGCTAAAGCTGGTTATTGTGCTATTATGCTTAAACCTCACTTCGCCCGTCGAGCCTTGACGGTGTTTTTCGAATAGGTAAAAAACATCGGAGCTATACGGCTTACCGAGTTCGTCGTTTAGCGCGTAGTATTCGGGGCGGTAAATAAATATTACCGTGTCGGCGTCCTGTTCTATTGACCCGCTTTCGCGTAAATCCGAAAGTATCGGACGTTTGTCGGCGCGTTGTTCAACTTGACGCGAAAGCTGCGCAAGGGCTATAATTGGTATGTTTAATTCCTTTTGCGCGGCTTTTAACGTGCGGCTTATTTCGGCTACCTCAGCCTCGCGGTTGCCGCCTCTGAAGCCCTCTATTGTCATTAGCTGCAAATAGTCGATTATAACCCATTTACAATTTCCTTTGCGGGCTTCGCGGCGCATAACACGTATCGCCTCATGTACGCCGCAACGGGGCTTATCGTAAATAAGAAAGGGCAAATTTTCGACCGTTCCTATCGTAGTTTCGAATGCGTGTAATTCGGGCTGCGTTAAATTACCATCGCGTAGCCGTGCGCTGTTAATCCTTTCGCTCGAATGCTGCAATATTAGGCGCTGGCATAGCTGGCTTTTATTCATTTCTAAATTGAAATATATACCCGGCTCGTTAAAGTTACAGGCGTGGTATAACGCGAGCGCTGTTTTACCCATAGAGGGGCGACCAGCTAATATTATTAGTTCGGGGTGAAAACCGCCTGTAAATCTATTTAACGCGCTTAATCCTGTATTTAACCCGCTTGTTTTACCGCTTAAATGCAGTTCGGCGCGGCGGTAATAGGCTTGCCGTTCTTCGTGCGCTAGGGTTAGGGTGTCTAGCATATTATCGTTTGAAGCGCCGTCCTCTAGTAAAGTGTTAAGGCGTTTAATTATTTCGGCTGCCGTTTGGGCGCCGCCGCGTAAGCCGCTAAACTCTAGCGAGGCTTCGACCATTACCGAGCTTATTTGGCGCTTAATATGTTCGTCCTTTAGAATTGCTATATAATCATTAACAGGCTGGTTAAAATAAAACTCGTCGCCCCAGCTGGTAATAGCTGAAAGGTCTGAGCCTGTAAATGTTTTCTCGACGCGCCCGTAACGTGCTAACGTTATTAGCGTGGGCTGCTTGTTATCTGCTATTATGTTTTTAATCGTTTTAAAGCATTTTAACGCTAGTTCGTCCTTAAAGTGGTGTTCGGATAGCTGCGGTATAATTTCGCGCCATGTATCGTCGTTTAAAAGCGAAATATAAATTAAGGCTTGTTCAATCTTTGGAAGCGGTTTCATGCGGTAAAAATTTGGGCGGTTGTTAGCCGCCCTGTTTGGTTTATAATTTTTCGTAACCTAAATTAAACTTAATTAAGAATGTAGTTTTAGATTTTCTCCAAACTGATGTACTTTCTATATCTTCAAATTTATACCATACACTAACATCGCTTATTCTTATTACCTCATAAACTCTTTGGGTCTTAGTAAATTTAAACTTTAGCCCTTTTTTAATTTCTTGAATTGTCATTGTGTAAGTGTTTGAATGTTTAACGGGAGCAAATATACAACCTTATTTTGATTACGCAACACTTAATCGAAAATAATTTAAAATATTTTTATTCCATCTTAACGCCCCTCGAAGCTCGCGTAAGGGTTGGCGCGCTTTGTGGTTGTTTAGAGGCGTCGCGTTTATTCCATGTGCTTAACCTGCGTTTAGTGTCCCAAGCTGTTTGAGCGGTTAACCGTATCTTACCGTTTGGCATTGGTTCGCTCCAATATTCATAAAAGGCGTTTAGCATTTCTCGATTAAACATATCCTTAAACGGCTTCATGCTTTCGATTAACTCTTTAGCGCCCCACTTTTTAAAGTTTACATTTACATTCTCATTAACACTTACACTATCATTAACACTTACACTTACACTATCAGGTTTTTTGGGTTTTAAAATAACCCGCTGGGTTTTTTGGGTTTCTGTTTTACCCGTTAGGTTTTTAATAGGTCGCCCACCTTTAGCCCCGTTTTCCCTAGCCCTTTCGGCGCGTTCTTCGTACTTTAAACAATCCCTATCTAAGCTCGATTTAATGAAGCCAAAAGCGATAAATAACGGGTTGCTAGGTTCGGGAGTTGAGCCGTTTATTTGATATTCAAATATTAAGCGCGTTAGCTTACCTAGTTGCTCGTCGCTTAAATGCTGGAGCGTGTCGTATGTATCGCAATAAAGTACAAATGATTTCTTCATAAAAAATAAGCCCTTTGAAATTTACGCTCGAAACGGCTCGGTTATACCTTACCTCGTAAACCCAAAGGGCAAAAGATTAATTTCTTAACATTCAGGTTTCGAGTTCTGAACGCTTAAAGATACAAAAATAAACTCGGTTGTTCAATATCTTTAAACCTATTTTTAGCCTCTTTTAAATTCAATATAGCCTGTTTATAATAACTATCTTTTAACTCTATACCTATCGCTTTTCTACCCATCGAAACAG